GCGAGTATATGGGTTGGTTGTCGTATATTGATAATTTCCAATTGTTATCCATTTACCTCTCGTTTTTTGTAGTTTATCTGGATTCCGATCTATCCATTTTGTTATATCTGCTCTTCGTTTACGAATAAAAACATCGAGATCGTTTCTCAATTTATCAATATCTTTTTGTATCTTGTATGATTTTTCCACTTCATTTTTACCAATCGCATCATATTTTGCGTTATTTAGTTCACGTATCTGTGTGTCGATTTTATCCATATATTTACTCATGGTTCGATTCAATAATATAAATCCTTGATATTTTTACTGCAAAATAAAAATGTCAAACAATATCATTCGTGATTATTCATGTACCCCTTATAACGCTCTGAATATCATACACCAGTTCATCTCTCGTATTAATAACATAATAGCACATATACTCGAACCTCCGGATAATTCGCATCTTATCTTGGACGGACATATCACGTGCGAGTGCAGGATTATTGCGCCATTCCAGAGACCCTTCTTTGAACACCTCGCGCAAAATATCCATCCTTGATTTGGTATGGAATTCGGGGTTTTTATAGCAATATGCTTGTTCGAATGGCAGTGTTGTCAATCGGTCTTCTACATACTTATTTGTATCCGAATCGGTAGTGTAATTCAACCAAACCGCAAACTCATTCTCCATGAAAGCACGATCAAATTCGCCTAAATTGCAAAAATTATTCAATTCTTCCCACAATTGAATATCTTTGAATATGGACTGGTGGATAACGATTTTCTTCTCTAACGTTCCTCTCAACTTATCGCAAAACAAAGGAGAATATTTGACCTCTCCTCGCGTCTCTTCTTCGTAGGGAGACTCGAAATATTGTATTTGAACCTCACTCATTTATTTGCAATATAAATCAATACCATTTACAATTATAATCCTTTATATTTATGCAATGGAAACCATATAAACCATAAAATGGAATTTGATATCATAATCATGTCAGGATTGAGTCTAGAAATAAATGAAACCAAAGATAATTCGGATATTGTATCTAGAATCCAAACATATATGAAAACCAACCCAGTGGGTGTAGTTATTTTAACCCCGTGTTATGGAAGTCTATGTTATGTCAACTATGTGTCGTGTCTTATGAACACAATGAATCTCTTCTCGAAATTGGGAATAACACTCCGGGTAGAATTTTGCAGAAATGACAGTCTGGTTTCTCGTGCGCGGAATAATCTCATTGCAAAAGCAATGTACGATAAAAATATAACGCACATGTTGTTTATCGACGCGGATATTACGTGGAACCCAGCAGATATTCTCAAATTGATTCTCGCCGACAAAAACCTCGTAGGTGGCGTTTACCCAATCAAAAACTACGAATGGAACAAATTGATTGAACCTGGTCATAATGTAGTGCAGGAGTGGATCGATAAGAAAAACGGGTCTCAATTGAAAGGTGCCGTATCCGATAGCGATATTATTCAACACCGAATGATGCGCTACAATCTGAACTATATCAGCAATACACTAGAGATTGCAAACAATTTGACAAAAGTCCGACATTTAGCGACCGGGTTCATGATGATTCGTCGCGATACGATTGAGAAGATGTGTCGCGCATTCCCTTCGACAAAGTACACCGATGATGTGGGGTTCTTGCAGGGTCCTGAGAATGAATATGCATATGCTCTATTCGACTGCGGTGTGGAGGAAGGGCATTATTGCTCCGAAGACTGGTTGTTTTGCTCGAGATGGACAAAGATGGGAGGCGAAACGTGGGTCGATGTCACCATCAATCTGAATCATTGCGGCGTCGAAGATTTCAAAGGGTCTTATTTGGCGTCCCTGATTTAATGTCTAGTCTGCCGGAGGCAATGGACAAAAACCCATACGACTAACGTATATGACTAGTAGTGTTTTCCGTTGCTATAAGATAACTGCCTGAAGGGCAGTTATTGAAGGGCAACAAAAAATACGACTAGACATTAATGCCTGGTCGTCAACGTCTAAAGGCGACCGGCAAATTGTATGTTTTCGGGGTAAGTAAATACCGTTCCCTGGTCCTTCGGAATATTTTTTGCATACTCATTTCCTCCCATTCCACTACCCGTATTCAAATGATTAAATGTCCCATCTGATCTCTCGTAGTATTGTTCGACAATTGCGCCTTTTTTAGTTATTCGATTTTCCATTTCTTCCGAAAATAGTACTTCCGAAACCGAAATATTCACATAAACCTTGTCGATCACCTTAATAAGAGGATTGATATTAATAATATTTACAAAGGTACCGTCCATTTGGTATAGCAGTTTGACTGGCAAAATCACGCTATCTATAATCAAATTCGAGTTTTGTATGAAATCTCCATAAAAAACCAAATGAAGATCTCCGAACGACACATTGTACTTAGCGTTCTCGAGTAATTTATTCATCTCGGATTCGGCATAGTCGACCGACCCAAAATTAAAACTGAGATGCATAATATAACTGTCTTTAAATTTGGGATGTTCATTTAAGTCAAGTCGCAAAATATCGAACCCGTATACATCCTTAGTCAACAATTCAGATGCTGGAATCTGAATATCGAAATCGCGTTGAAACTCCAAATTCTGCTCTTTTCGTCTCAAAATATCCTCATACAACATCCGTTTATTTGTTCTGCCATTTACTATATTTTCGTTCATTCTCTCATACTCTTTCGCCTCTTCGTCTTGGTCCACATCATATGTAATATTTACCATTACATATAATTCTTTATGATATTTTGAATACCATTCGACATTAGACAAAGATAAACCCGTCGTCGCACAATACATTTTTGAGGTTCTGAATGTCCACCTCTTGAAAATGAAACGGCATCGTATCCACCACCTCTTTGAACTCGTCTTTGTGATTCTCCAAGAACACATTCAGATCGAACATGACCCTTATTCGCTTCAAATTGTCCAGATTATCTATGTAATCGGTGGTATCAATCAACCATTCATAAAATGTCTTTGGAGGAACGTTCCGCCGCAAAGAATTGAAATTCGACCATTCGCGAAACCGCATATATAATCGCACTGTATCACTCAACGACTTCTGTTCATTCATATTATAATCGGTACCAGACAAAATCGCAATATCATTGAATACGTCTTGTGTCATATCCAAGTCGTACAATATTTGCGCGGTATCGTAATAAACCCCATCATGATTCAACAGACTTAAATGACGAATAACTCGCGGGCATCCATACAGAAACATGTCCATATCATCGCTCAAACATGCCCATGCAAACCCGTGTTTTACCAGAAACGCACACAAATGATCCGATTCCCCCTTTGATTCAATATAAGGAACCCCGTATGCTTTCATTATCTCTTTTGATTTTTTAATATCTGTCTCGGTGACACGCACGAACTGTTTCTTCAACTTTTCCATTTCTAACAACAATGCTTCTCTTGTTTCAAATGACACGTCTCTTGGTTCAAACGCCACCGGGTCTTCTGATTCGACCACCGTCTTCAACTCATTATACTTCGCCTCCGCAGTATCTTTTTCAATCTTTCGTTTGATAAGAAGCGCTTTTTTCTCGATAGGCGGTTTGCCATCAAACACGAAAACCGGAACAATATTATATTGCCTGAATACCGATATCATCAAATATATATTTTCCGCCACTGTGTTTTTTTCTGCAAATTTATACAAATAAATGCTCGTATCAATCACGATGGTTTTATTTGAGAATTGTTTTAAACTTGTCTTAAAGATTGCTTTTTGTGTGCAATTTTCTATTAAGAAATGATTCAACTGTTTTATCCCCATTTTTATTATTTCCGTTCGTTGGTTTGTTTTTAGGTGATATAATTAGACGTTTGTCGTTTATATATATTATACAATCAATTTTCATGACACCGGTCTAATACCATTTCGGGTCTAACGCGGTCATTCGTAATGTTTCTGATATATCAGGGTTATTTGATTTGCCGTTACCGCCGCCTATCATCCTCTCTGTTATGCGTTTATATCCTCCGTCATGCGTAGTCAAATACTCGACAAAATTGCTGTATTCCGCAATATGTGTTTGGTTAAATTGGATCGGATGAGTTTCCGTATACTTGAAGCACCAATTCATAAACTTGTCTAAATTCCATAACATAATCGACTTAATAACATAATAAGAGAATGCCGGGGTATTTTCTTTGTATTTCTTGGATTTGTCGAGAGGTTCCGAAAACAACTCTCGGTATTTATATCCGGTTCTTCTCAGAATCTTGTTCGATTGATATACCGAAAACTTCTGTTCCTTTCTCAACGCCTTATAAAATTTTGCGTTTGAAAAAATAGAGCAATTGCCATTCGCATCAGAGAATAGACAAAACAACAGATGAAACACCTCTGCCCACATTTCGCAAAAAGTTTCATACAATCGAATGTCCGTCGATTCGCTTATTGCAGGAAAAATCGAGAGGATGCGGCGCGTCGAGTTATCTCCGTTCCCAGTTGACGACGAGAAATCCAACCCAAAACAATGAAACGTCTCATGCATGAATACTTTGAACCACTCCTCTCGACGATAAACGAATATATCATTTGCAGAAGAACATGCGGTCGTGAACGCGGTATTTGCATGTATTTGGTCGATGGGTTCGGCGTCGATTTCGGGTATTCTCTTTTTCGCATCTGTAAGCAGCAAATATATATTCAGTGTTTGGGCACAAGTATGAGAGGCGACATCACTAATGTAGTTTAACCACGCAATAATGTTGTTCAGGTACACATCTATATTTACTGGACGCGAAGAAACAATGTATATCACGACTTTTCGTCCTCTCACCAATTCGGTTTCACATTTGATTCCTTGATGTTGAGAGGACGATTCAAATAGTTGTCGAATCTTACCAGGTATATGAGGATACATGCTTGTTTTCTGGATATGATGAATATCGGAATTTTGGATGGGGATATGATTTGAAGATGGGGTAGATTTGTATTTGCAAATAATCTTCCACTCCTTCTGCAAGAAATGAATGTTTTTGGAGGATAATTGAGAGGATACGGAATTTCGTCGAGTAATGTTTCTTATAACTCTACGGTTCGGAGAATCTCCCTTGCCTTCTGAATTCCTGGAAAGATCCAATCTATGATGTCTCGTTGTCATTCTACTATATTGTCCGATTTTTGAGTAAATCGAAAATTGAATCCGTTATTTATTTGACCGCATATTTGCAAACCACAATGGACCCCAATATTAAAGAATATATCGCGAAAATGAAGATGCGTTATGAGAATCCAGTGCCGATTCTGCAAACGAAGCAACCCGTCACAGTAAATCCAACAACCCCAACCCCAACCCAAACAACAAAATCAAAAAAACGCACATACGAAGAATCATTTGGACCTCACGAATATGATATTGAGAGGTACGGACAAGAAATCGACGAGAACTTCTTTCAGACACATGTCGGTCACGCTGTCAAATGAGTTATTGGATTGTCCTTCTTACGCGCATTAGTTCTAAATCAGGGGTTGCCTTTTCACCTGCCCCACACTTTTGTATTAATAAAGCATTGCCAGTTGCTTTTAGCAACAAACGCATCACCTCATTATCGTGAAATTTCGATTTCAATGCTTTTTCACGTTCTTCCTCTCGCATTTTCCCGTCAAAATCCAAATCCGGCGCAATCACCTGTACTTGTTTCTTCGGTTTCTTGGTTTTCTTCGATTTCGCGTCCTTCTCTTGCTCCACCTCTTTCACAATGCCTTTGAATGCTTTTGCGGATTTCACGCTTTTCGCTAAATCCGATTCCTCGTCATCTGTCAAACTAAACATGCGATACACATCCGGATGGGTTCTCTTATACTGAACGCCCTGCATATAATGAGTCACCGACGTCCACTTCATACCGTCAATCATCATAGGATTCTTGCTCCAATCGTCGTCGAGTTTTTTGCGCCAACCATTGTATTTGGTATTCAATTTAGCATATTTGGATTTATCAGAGGCAGGTATCTTCTCCCCGCTTGCCTCTCCCGGTTTCACTTTCGAATCTGAATTTGCACAAAAAACAAGCACTGTATCAGCATCAAATAATTCGCCATTTCCTTCAAGTTCCCTATAGTCGTCCGGCGCGCCTTCGTCTTCGTCAATGCCGAATTTCGTCTTCAAATTACGGAAATCCTGTATCATGTAATAGACTCCAGATAACTTCGATAAACACCTATTAAGAACCAGGATTTTGACGTCATAAGGAACCTCTCTAAACTGGAATATTTTGCGGGACTTGTAGGAAATCAATTTGTAATGATCGCCACTATAGGTTGCCATGATGTAGTAGTCCGGTGAAAACGTCTGTCTTTCTTGCAACTCCTTGCTCGCTTCACTACACAGCAAAACTCCATCTAAATCTGGTTCACCTTCCTCTGGTTCAAACGATTGTTGAGAGAAAAGCAGCAGTTTTACATTCAAAACGTGTTCGAGTGTGGATATTGCCCAAGAGTCTGCCCAAAACGAAGTGGTCTTGATATGGTGTCGCATGTTCTCAAGCGTATCAATCTGCTTCATGTTTCCGGTATAAAGCGTCTGATTCTCCTCGGTTTCCTCTATTTTCCGTTTCAAGTTTTTCCGTTCCTCCTCTAACTCTCTGTACTTCTTTACCAGATCTTTTCCGTCCGCGGTCGTTTTATCGGTGATTTGTTTTATCCGTTTTTGATACTCCTTAATCGTTTTCTCCAGCGCACTGAGGTCGCGATTGAGGGATTGTATCTCGTCTAAAAACGACAAATATATTTTGCGGTATTCATTGTAAATATCGTCGGTCATTTCTGCTGCCAATATGGCACGCAATTTCTCGACGGTCGTTTTTTTGCCTACATCTGCGAACGCGTCGCGAATGACTGCAAATAAACAGTCGCCATTTGATTCGACGTCGTGTATTCGATAGTTTCCATTTTTCAT